TTTTCATAAAGGAAAAAGAGTATGGAATAATGGATTGAAGCCCATAGATATTTACAAAAAATATTTTGTTTCTTCTATGGGTGAGGGGAAAAAAGATGCAGGTGCAGATTTGCACCCGACAATGAAGCCGTTGGCTATTATTGAAAATCAAGTAAAGATTTGTAGCAAGAAAGATGAAATTGTTGTTGATATATTTGGAGGCAGTGGCTCAACTCTTATTGCTTGCGAACAGTTAGACCGAACTTGCTATATGATGGAGCTTGACCCAAAGTATTGCGATGTCATTATCAAGAGATGGGAAAATTTCACTGGCGAAAAGGCGGTTCTGTTAAATGGCGATAGATGAAGCACAGGCGATTATCACAAAGACATACAGCCAACACTTGAAGCAGGATATTGTGAAGTGTTGGTAGAGAAAGGATGGTGCGTATGGCAAGGCCACGAGCAGAAATAAGCCAAATTGAATTTGAAAAGCTTTGTGGCCTGCAATGCACGCAAGAGGAAATCTGCGGATGGTTTGGCGTGACTGACAAAACGCTGAACAGCTGGTGCAAGCGAACATACGAGCAAAGTTTTTCCGAGACATTTGCAGAAAAGCGGGGCGTTGGGAAAATATCCTTACGCCGTGCCCAGTTTCGATTGGCTGAAAAAAACGCAAATATGGCCATTTGGCTCGGAAAGCAGTATCTTGGCCAAAGTGACCGAGGCGAGTACACCGTCGCGGTTGATAGGCGGGAGGACGACCCGCTGACCTTGGCGCTGAAAGAAACTGCAAGAGCAATAGAACAGAACGAGGGAAGAAATGCCAGCACTAAGTGATAAGCAGCTGCAAATATTGGCGTTTCCTTACACAAGATTTGACGCATTGATTGCTGATGGCGCAATCCGCTCCGGTAAGACGGTTTGGATGATGTATGCGTTTGTTGAGGACGCTATGCGGAGATATGACAGGCAGCGGTTTGGCATTTGTGGAAAGACCGTTGACAGCGCCGTCAAGAATATAATCGTTCCGTATCTTGGAATGACCGAGCCGAGGGAACGAATGGACATACAATGGCGTCGGAGTGACAAGCTGCTGGTGGTTCGTTGTGGCCGTGTCGAGAATTACTTTGAAATATTCGGCGGAAAAGACGAAAGCAGCTTTACACTTATCCAAGGCCGAACGCTGGCGGGTGTTCTGCTTGACGAGGTTGCACTAATGCCCCGGTCGTTCGTAGAGCAGGCACTCTCCCGCTGCTCTGTTGATGGGTCAAAGTTTTGGTTTAACTGCAACCCGGACAGCCCGCAGCACTGGTTCTATACAGAATGGGTAAGTCAGCCGGAAGCGCATAATGCTTTGCGTTTGCATTTTGAATTGCGGGACAATCCGGCGCTGACGGAGCACATACTCCAGCGCTATGAAACGATGTACACCGGGGTGTTCTACCGGCGGTACATTCTCGGAGAGTGGTGCGTGGCCGAGGGCTTGGTTTACGATTTCGGCGAGGACAATATAACCGACGATGTGCCAGCGAATGGAGAGTATTATATCTCTATTGACTATGGTACGCAAAATCCATTCTCTGCTGGCCTGTGGTGCGTTTTAGGCTCAAAAGCGACAAGAGTTAAGGAGTTTTACTACAACGGCCGTCAAAAGGCCGTACAGAGGACAGACGAGCAGTATTGTGACGATGTGGAGCGGCTGGCTGACGGATACAACATACGCAGAGTGATTGTCGACCCGTCTGCTGCGTCATTCATTGCAGCGCTGCGGCAGCGTGGGTTTAAGGTTATTAAGGCGGACAATACAGTCCTTGACGGTATTCGCCGGGTGTCGGTTTACCTGCACGCCGGCAATATCCAAATTCACCGCTCTTGCGTTGACAGTATCGCCGAGTTTGGGCTGTATCGCTGGGACGACAAGGCAGGGGACGACCGAGTGGTCAAGGAGAACGACCATTGCTTGACTGGTGATACCGTTGTGAATACAGTTTTCGGCTGCAAAAAAATAAAAGACCTTGTTGGAAAAATTGGGCTTGTTTGGAGTTACAACGAGAAGCGGAAAAAGAAATGTATAAGACCGTTTTTTGGCGTGAGAAGAACAAAAGAAAATCAACCGATTTTGAAAATAACGCTTGAAAGCGGTAAGGTTATCAAATGCACCGAAGATCACAAAGTTTTGACCGACAAAGGATGGGTAAAAGCAAAATATCTAACGCAATCAAGTAAAATTGTTGACATTATGGACTAAATGCGCTACAATATTTGTAGATCAATATTCACGGAGGATGTAATTATGGTTCAATATGTTGACGACGGAGATCTCGCTTGCTTTGACGGATTGTCGTTCCGCAGAGATAAGAAAACCGGATACTTCTTGAATGCCAAAACACACAAGCGACTTCACGTTTATGTGTGGGAGTATTACAACGGCTCAGAAGTCCCAAAGGGGTATAATGTTCATCACAAGGATTTTGATAAGAACAACAACGAAATCGAAAACCTTGTGCTGATGACAGCGAAAGAACACTCTAAATTGCATGGCAGTTCGTGGAGCGAGGAAAGACGAGAGTGGGCGAGGGAAAACCTTGAAAAAAACGCGAGACCAAAAGCGTCTAAATGGCATGGCAGCGAAGAGGGCAAAAAATGGCACTCGCAACACGCAATCGAAACTTTCAAAAATATGCCTTTGAAGTCTTATCGTTGTACCTTCTGCGGAAAAGAATTTGAGACAAAGGCAACGTATGGTGAGAACAAAAACCGCTTTTGCTCAAACAAATGCAAATCTGCATATCGTAGGAAGATGGGCTTTGATAATGTGACAAAAATCTGTGAAAGGTGTGGAAGAGAATATGTCGCGAACAAGTACCAAAAAACGAGATTCTGCCAATCTTGTAAATGTGCTAAAAATCGAGAGTGTGCAAAATGAAGATGTGTATAACATGGAAGTTATCGGAACGCACAACTTTTCCGTTAATGGCGGATTGATCGTTCATAACTGCATGGATGATATTCGCTATTTTGTAAACACGATTTTGCGTAAGAAAATCGGCAAAAAAGAAAGCCAGCTTATTTTAAGCGTGGCAAAATAAAAAACACGACGAAAGGGTGGTTACAATTTCTACTTATTTGACTTTCCAAGACCTTGAAGCGTGCGGGGCATTTGAGGGCAAACGACAGGCGTTTGTCCTTTCCGCTATCCGCCAGCACAAGTCTGGGCAGCTTTACAGAACGGCTTGCCGGGCGTGGGAGTATTATCGCGGCTTAAACCCGACGATAATGCACTACGAAAAGCTGATTTACGACTTGCGGGGAGACGCTCATGTTGATAGATGGTCACCAAATCACAAAATCACAAGCAATTTTTTCAACTTCGCAATCACGCAGGAGAACCAGTACCTGCTCGGCAACGGTGCTATTTTTGGCGATAAAAAGACAAAGGAAAAGCTGGGCGGCGGACAGAGTGAACTGCACGGCGGTTATTATGACTTCGATTACCAGTTACAGAAGATCGGAAAATCTGCTTTGATTGGCGGAGTGGCTTTCGGCTTTTGGAACCTTGACCACCTTGATGTGTTCGATGTGACGGAGTTTGTCCCACTGTTCGATGAGGAGAGCGGAGCGCTGCGTGCTGGCATTCGTTTTTGGCAGCTTGCTGACGACAAGCCGCTTAGGGCAACGCTTTATGAAGTCGACGGCTACACGGAGTACCTAAGTCCGACAGGCACGAACGAAAAAGTCTTAATTATCCAGCCAAAGACCGCTTACAAGATGAAGGTGCGGCACTCTATCGCTGACGGCACAGAGATTTACGACTTCGAGAATTACCCGGAGTTTCCGATTATTCCGCTTTATGGCAACGACAAGAAGCAGTCGGAGTTGGTTGGTCGGCAGGGTACACTTGACGCATTTGACCTTATCAACAGCAACCTCGTGAACAATGTTGACGAGGGCAACATGATCTACTGGGCGATAACCAACGCTGGAGGAATGGACGACGAGGACGACCAGCGGTTCTTGGAGCGGTTGCGGACAATGCATGTTGCTCATATTGACGACGACGGCGCACAAGTTGAAGCCCACACGGTGGAAGCCCCGATCAGTGCGTCCGACGCTGCGATTGATACAATCAAAGCGCGGTTGTACGAGGACTTCATGTGCTTGAATGTTCTCGATCTTTCGGCAAACTCGAAAACCGCCACGGAAATCCGTGCGGCATATCAACCGCTTGACAGCAAAACGGATATGTTTGAGTATTGCGTGACGAATTTTGTGGAAAAGATTTTGCAGTTGGCGGAAATCACCGACAATGTCAGCTTCAAGCGGTCAAAAATCGTAAATCAATCCGAGGAAATGCAGATGCTTCTTTCCGCTGCCGAGTATTTAGACGACGAAACAATCACCGAGCAAGTCTGCTTTTTGCTTGGCATTGGTGACCAAGCGGACGATATAATCAAAAAGAAAAGGGACGAAGAGGGCAGCCGGGTCGAGATCGACGACACCCCCGCTTTTGGTGGAGAACCCGGGCAGGATCAGCCGGAGCCAAAGGGGCAAGACCAGCAGGCAGAGCCGGACGATGACCAGCAGAAAAGCGATCAGACCGACGGCTTGCATGGCGATGACTTGGACGCCTTGACGGATGAGGAGTTGCAAGCGCTGCTTGACAAGATCACCGAGAAGATGAAAAAGAAAGGCGGAAAATAATGGGAACTGAAATTCAAGACGGCTGTGTTGTATTCTATCAGCGGTACAAAGGCAAGTTGGTCAGCATTCCCGGCGATGGTTCCGTAGCTGCTGACCCGGAAGCGTCAAAGAACTAAAAAGGAGGCGCCAGCGTTGGCAGATAAGGCTCATAGAGAAACAGACAAGTTATTGCTTTCGCTGGAGCGCCGCATTCGGCGGATATACCGGCAGACGCAGGACGAAGTGCGGCAGGCTTGGGACACCTATATGGCAGAAGCAGAGCCAAAACTGGCCAGCTTGCAAGAGAAGTACGAAGCTGCCAAGGAAGCCGGTGACAAGGCAGAAATCAAGCGGGCAGGTCGTGAGTTGTCGCTTGCCAAGCGTGAAGCAACTGTGCAGAATGACCGGTTCAAGAGCATTGCGGAACAGACCGCCGAGAATTTGAGCCGGGTTAATGAGATCGCACTTGAATACACCAACGGCAGGCTGCCGGAAGTCTACGCCTTGAATTACAATGCGATTGGGAAAGCCGCCAAGCAAGAACTGCGTGGCTTTTCCTTTTCGCTGGTGGACGCGCACACGGTTGAGAATTTGATCTTGCGGGGCGACCGCTCACTGCTGCCGCTGCGGAAGCTGAACAAGGCCAAGGATGTACGGTGGAATATGAAGAAAATCAATTCCGAGGTTCTTCAAGGAATTCTGCAAGGAGACAGCATTCCGAAGATTGCAAACCGCATTGCCAAGGTGCAGCAAATGAATATGCACGCAGCTGTTAGAACTGCACGGACGGCTGTCACCGGTGCTGAAAACAAAGGGCGTATGGATATGCTCGGCGAGATGGAAGCAAAGGGCGTTGTGGTCAACAAAATGTGGATTGCTGCGCACGACGCAAGGACG